AACGATACGTGGTATTTTATAATTCCATTGGACTAAAACTTTATTTGTTAACACCTTTGCCCTACTTTTCAATTATACGATGGCGAAGAAAAAGAAAATAGAATTTTTAATGAACACCGATTGGATGTTTGAAAAACCTATTGATAGAGAATATAAAGAATACAAATTACTTTCTTATTTTCAAAAAATGGGTGACAAACTGGATCGTTTAGAATTATATCCAGGGTTCATAGAATTATCATTACATTTAATGAATGTCCAAGCTCTTATGAGGGACAAAAAGATTGTTTATACTGATAAAAAGTTAAACAATATTGACGATGAAATTATGGTCAAAGACCTTAAGGTTAAACCATTACCGGAAATGACCACAGAAGAAATGATGGAGTTCAGAGATATCCTATCATTCTCAGCACCAAGAATAATGGAATACTTCAACGTTGCAAAATCAGTATGGACGATTGTATTCGATTCTTTGGATATGAAACTTAAAAGAAATAAGAAGAACATTCTTCACCCAAAAGGTTATTTCTTTTATACCGAAACGGATAACAAAAAAACTCATGTTTGGGAATATCTAATCAAAAAAGAAACAAAAGCCAACCCCCAACGAATGACGAATATAAATTTAATTTATTCTGATGACTTAGGTGAGTTGACGATCCCAAAAGTTATTACTACATTTTCTACGTATGAAAGTAAGGACAAGCGAATGGGTCCGGTGTTTCAGATGTCATCAAACGGAATTTTTCCAATAGACGAAACCCTTTTACCCTTATTCAAACGTAGAATTGCCGGACTTATCTCACAAACAAAAATTCAAACAGAAAACCAAGAAATAGAATAAGATGAGTTTTAACAAGAGAATACTTAAGAAAGAAAACATTTTACGTAATCTCAATAATCTTTTCACCTATTTAAACTCCGATGCGGTTATCTGCACCGACGATTTTTCACGCAAAGTTTATAGGATGTATAGTGAAGGTTTTACCAAAGAAGAAATAATAAATATAATAAATAAAATGAAATGAAGATTAAATTGGAATATGTTTGGTTAGACGGATATAAACCTGAACCTAACCTAAGAAGTAAAGTTAAGATTGTTGATTATGAATCTGTTAAGAATGCGTTTCTTGATGGAAATTTTCCTATGTGGAACTTTGATGGTTCATCAACAAATCAAGCAGAAACAGGAAACTCTGATCGTTTACTAAAACCTGTTAGACATTACGCCCCACCTAATTTTTTGAATGGTAATGATCCTGTGTATGTTTTATGTGAAGTGTTGAATCCAGATGGAACACCTCACCAATCAAATAAAAGATCGGAGATCGGTGAAGGTTTTGACGACCTTTGGTTTGGTTTTGAACAAGAATATTTTATTCGTGAAGAAGTTAATGGAAACATTTTGGGTCACAAAAGAAACATTCTTAAAGGTCAAGGTGAATACTATTGTGGTGTAGGCCATAATGTTGTTGGTCGTCCATTTGTTGAAGAACATTTGAATATGTGTTTAAATTATGGAATTGATATCACAGGGACAAATGCTGAGGTTGCTTTAGGTCAATGGGAATACCAAGTGTTCTCTCAAGGTAAATTAAAAGGGGGTGACGATCTTTGGATGACAAGATACTTCTTATTCAAGATTGCCGAAAAATATGGTTACCATATTGAACTTCACCCAAAACCAATCACACACGGAGAATGGAATGGGTCAGGTCTTCACACAAACTTCTCAACAGATACGATGAGACTTGATGGTAACGAAGAATATTTCATGGCATTATTCAATGCATTTGAATCAAGACATGAAGACCACATCAAAGCTTACGGGTCAAATAATAATCTACGTTTGACTGGTGAATACGAAACTCAAGCAATTGATAAATTCAGTTGGGGTGTGTCTGATCGTGGAGCATCAATTAGAGTTCCTCAGGATACTGCAAAAGAATGGAAAGGATATGTTGAAGATCGTAGACCTGGATCAAATGCGGATCCATACAAGATTATTCGTGAAATGGTTAACTCACTATACGTTGCTCAACTTCTTTATGATACAAAAACTATGATGACCTCATTTGTTGATATGGATGGTCTCACCGGAAAATACGGAACAATGTCTGATGAAGAATTATTGAAAGAATATCGGGATGATGATGATTACGAGTTAGATAATGAAATTATGGAATCTAAAACTAATATAAAACCAGGAACACAACCTGAAAATATCAATACAAGTAATACGGGTACAATACCCGAAGCATTAAAAAACGCATTAATGAATGCTAAAAATTATTCAACCAATGGATAAAGAATGTGTATGTGGTGGAACAGGACCTTGTCAGTGTCCCACACCAAAAGTAGAACAAGTTAATCACCCCCAACATTATGGTGGAGAAAATAACCCTTACGAAGCAATCAAAGTAATTGATGCTTGGGAATTAGGTTTTAGTTTAGGAAACACAGTAAAATATATAAGTCGTGCAGGAAAAAAAGGAAAAGACAAGGAACTCGAGGATCTCAGAAAAGCCCTCTGGTACCTCGAACACCACATCAAAACAATCGAAAAAGACAGGTCTTGATACTGAGATAATAGTATTAGATGCGATCACAACACCAAATGAATTGATCCGTGAAACCCTCATTAACTTTATGTGGGGGTTTTTGGGGAACTCTATTGTTGTATTTGCAGCAAAAGAACTGGACTTTTTAGTTTTGATTAACTATATTGTTTATTACATTTTAATCTCGTATATTGTTAACAGGAAGAAATACGAAACCATGTTGGGTAAGTTTATTGTTCTTCCTGGCTCCGCAGCGATTGGGGCATTTACGGGATATAAGTTGGCACAATTAATCACTAAAATAATTTAATTATGGAAGAAGAATGGAATCCAGATGAAAATCAAGGTAGGTCAAAAGAACATATTGAACGAACCTATATGTCAATTAAATTACTTGCTTGGTTCGGATCAGTGTTATTAATAGTGTTAGTTACTAGTTTAATCGTAAATTATATTGCAAAATGAAATACTATAAAATTACAATAGGAGGTAAAGGAGCTGAGGTTTACCCCTTCCAATTAAACACGGAACAATATGAAACTCTACGAGACGGTGGGGTTGAACAGGATGAGTTAGATCACGATCAAATATGTGAGATATTAGGTGTTGATACTTTTTTTGATTCACCTAACGAATCTATTATGGGACCATATCCTGATGCATTCTTTGTGAGAGTTAAGGATGAGGAAGGTAATGTTGTTTATGAGAGTGAGGATCTTGATAGTGATAGAAGTGATTATGAAGAACAATATTGTGGTGAGGTCGCTTATCTTATTATAGAAGACTATTGCAAGGGAGAACACCTTGTTTATGACATACCATTAGAGGAGGAATTTAACATTGATAAATTAAGATTCAAAGTGGATGACATTGGTTGTCGTGTTGAAGTTGTAAGTGGAATCTTATACGACGAAAATGAATACAATTTATATAAATCATTTGGTGATACATCCAGTAAAGGATACTATTATCATTTAACAGCAGGAATTTAAAAATGAAATATGGACAAACGAGAAAGACAATTAGAAGAAAGATTGGCTCACTTGGAGATTGAGGTTAAAATGAACCGTGAATGGGATGAAATTCCTGAATCATTAAAACCAACATCAAAAGGTAGGTGGGAACAAATGAAGGGAGAACTTAAAGCCCAAGAAAGTCGAAGATTGGGTTGGCCTAAAAATTATTAAAATGAAATTAACAGAAGAACAAAAAAATCAGATCCTAAATCAATACGAGGGGTTAAAAAACGATGAACAAACACTAGGTGAAATACACGAAATAATTGTGGATTTTTGTTTAGATGAAGAAATTGTTGATTTATCAGATGATGAGGATGGAGACCTTTATGAAGAGTTTTCAAATGAAGTTTGGGATTTATTAGAGAGTATAAAATAAGAAGATGATAGAAACAGGAAAAATTATTAACGGAGATTGTGTTGAGGTAATGAAAACATTACCTGAAGGATCTGTGGATTTAATCGTAACGTCTCCACCCTACGGAGTTGGGATTGCTTACGATGTTCACGAAGATGACGTTGAGTTCAACGAGTATGTGGAGTTTGCCAAAAATTGGTTAAGTGAAGCGTATAGATTATTAAAGGATGATGGGAGGATTGCACTTAACATTCCTTATGAGATTAACAGACAGAAAAAAGGTGGTCGTATTTTCTTCGTATCGGAGATGTGGCAGATCATGAAACAAATTGGATTTGGGTTCTTTGGTATTGTGGATTTAGAAGAACAATCACCACATAGAAGTAAGACAACAGCTTGGGGTTCTTGGATGAGCCCATCAAGTCCGTATATTTATAACCCAAAAGAATGTGTTATATTGGCATACAAAAAACAACACATCAAAAAAATCAAAGGTCAACCACAATGGGCTGGAGAATTAACTGAAATTGAAAATGAAGATGGTTCGAAAAGGAACAAAATGGTCTATGACGAGAATGATAAGAAAGAATTTATGGAACTTGTGTTTGGTCAGTGGAATTACTTTGCAGATACTAAATCACTCACCAAGGCAACTTTCTCGATGGACATACCAACCAAAGCGATTAAGATATTGTCCTATAAAAACGATGTAGTGTTAGACCCATTTGCGGGTTCAGGAACTAGTTTGGTTGCTGCGGAAATATTAGATAGACGTTGGTTAGGGATAGAACTTTCACCAAATTATGCTGACGTTGCAAGAGGTAGGGTACAAGCGTTTGTTGATGAGAAAAAACAAGTTAAGATACAATATCAATAACATCACCCTCTTTAATATTGTATTTTCTACAATCACCACCTGGTAATTCTAAGATCATATCACCATTACCCTCATAATTTTCACATTTATCTGAGAAACAAGGTTTACAGTTGTGATGGATCTTTGTGATCTGATCACCATCGATAAAAATGATATCCAAATGAACTACACAATTTTTCATCCAAAAGGAGTGTGGTTCATTTTTCATTAAAAATAACATACCATCAAAAGTTTTATCGAACTTTTTACCCATCATACCATTTTGGGTGTCTTTGGATGTTATTACAGTTTTAACATTAAAAAGGCTATCATTTATTTTTACTTTCATATTTATAAATATCTATGAGAAAGTTTAGAAGAAGTGCTGGTGTAATAATTAAACACGGAGATGAAGTTTTAATGTGTAAAAGATCACCCAAAGAGTCATTACCGAACCATTGGTCAATACCCTCAGGTGGTATTGAGGATGGTGAATCACCGGGTCAGGCCGCAATCAGAGAAGTTTTTGAGGAAACTAATATTGAATTATCCACCGATTTAGATTTGGTTGGGATGATTGATACAACAAATGATGATGGGTTAAAGACAGGTATGATGTTCGTATTCTTACAAGAAACTGAAGATAAAGAAGAACCTGATTTAGAAAAAGCATCACACGGTAAAGAACATACCTCTTGTAGATATTTCAAGAAAGAAGATTTACCAAAACAAAAAAGAACCGAAGAATTGAATAATATTCTTAAAAAAATCCTGAAATAATTTTTTCAACCCAAAAGTTTTCTTATCTTTGTAGAAATAAATCACAGATGATGAAGACAACTTTCAACCACACCATTAGAATTATGAACGAAAAGTTCGGTGCTTTACTTACCGAGTCTTTTGTTGATCCAATCCAATTCAAGATCTTCTTGAAAATGGTAGACGGAGCATTGAATTTAGGTGAAGACCTATCTTACTTTGATGGTAATACATTTTTGGTTCACATCCCAAACAAAATCTTGAAGGAATCTGTTATCTTGACAAACGTCAGTGAAATTAGTGTTGTAGAACAAGTTAGAAACAAAATTGAAACTTTAGTATGATGAAATTATTTGTAGGTATTTTAACTCTTATTATGTTGGGTTCTTGTGTAAAACAAGAAATTGTCCCTCAAGAACCCATCGCACCACAACCAATTATAACCAACCCAACATTGGTTGACAGCACATTATCATTTGCTGGTCAAACTTGGGTTGTAACAAAAGTGTTGAATACCGATATGGTTTATGAGAACCGATCCGATACTTTGGTGTTCATTGATGCCGATGACTACACCTTTAACGGAGTTCCGAGTAAGTATGGTCTTAACACCACACCAACATCATTTAAGTTGAGTTTGTATGATACGGCTTGGGGTAATATTGGTGGAAGTTTGTTTAATTATAATATTGTTTCAGGAAAGGTTGACGGGTTGGATTTTTTTGATATATTTAACTCAAGTCGTAAAGTTAAACTTTGGATGACAAAACTATAGTTTCTTTGTTCTATCAAAACAAAGTGGTGGAGTAGATGACAGATTCAATGTCGGACCAGATTAAGGTGAGAGAAATCTCACCTTTTTTTATTTTCCTTATATTTATTAAGAAAATATAGTATGAAAAGTAAATTTGTATTAACTGAAGAAGAATCAAAAAGAATTCTTTCATTACATAAAGAAAAAATTGATCAAGAAAGAAATGTTGTTTCTGAACAAATGGAAGAAACGTATACTGATGAGGTAATGGAGATTGAGGATGATGACGTAAAACTTAATTATAAAAATGAAACCGCAAAACTCACTAGAAAATTAGACTTAACTAAATCAGTTTATGGAACTAACGAATTAGATTATAACGTAAAAAAAGTTATTGTTGGGGGTGCAACATTTAAACCAACAACTAAAGGTAATTTAGTTTCATCCGCAACTGTGGAAGACGTTCAAACAGGTAAAAGGGTCAATAAAAATGTTTACTACTATTGTTGGCCAAACAAACTTAGAAGGAGTAGAAACGAACTTAGAAAATTACAAGTAGGTGAGTCTTTTTATGTTCCAGGTGGTAGTATCGCTTCGGGAACACAAAGAGAATTAAAAAAATTAGATGATTTGTGCGAACATATTAAATATGGCAAACAAGGTGGCACACCAACACCAACACCATCAAAACAAGGATGTCCAAGTATAGTTAAATCATTCACAGATGCGGGATATTCTCAAATAACTAAATCAAGATTTGATGAATTGGCAACCGACAATACAAGAGTTAGAAGATACAAATATTGTCCTGTCACTAAAAAGAATTTATATTTTGCCAAACCTAAACAAGGTAGTGGTGGTGGGACTAACACCGGCGGTACTGGAGGTAGTGGCGGTGCAGGTGGTTCCACATATACTTTTGACTACAACCAAATCCTAACCGCAATTAACCAAAAATGTCCAGGTAGTGGTGGAAGTGGTGGTACACCTGAAGATGATGTAATTGTAAATCCTTTCGGACAAGGTGCAGAACAAGGTCAACCACAACCTCAAGTAATTACAATAACCGATAAAATTTATGCTGGACTATAATAAAAATAGAAAAAACACATTATGAAAAAAATACAAGTAACCGAAGAACAATATAGAAAAATTAAAAACCATATGGTTGAAAGTGCGTTATTGGCGGAACAATCACAAAGTGAAGTAATGGATATTCAGAATAGATTAAATAAATGCTTTAACGCGGGGTTAGATCCTGATGGAATTGCCGGACCTAAAACAAGAGAAGCAATACAAACTTATTTAGGTATTTCTATTTAATTATAAAACATTAATTAATTTGAGGGAGATTTTTGGTCTCCCTTTTTTTATGCCGATTTTTTCCTTACCTTTGTGTTATGGAAAAAGTATTGTATATCGTCAGAGGAATACCAGGTAGTGGTAAATCAACATTTGCGAAAACTTTGTCGGATTCACATATTGAATCAGATATGTTTTTTATCAAGGACGGCGAATATAAATTTGACGGATCAAAGATAAAAGATGCTCATAACTGGTGTCAGGACGTTGTTGAACATTGGATGGATGAAAACAAACCAAAAATCGTAGTGTCAAACACATTTACACAAGAGTGGGAAATGGAACCATATTTTGAACTGGCAAAAAACTATGGATACAAAGTATTCTCAATCGTTGTTGAAAACAGACACGGAGGAACAAACCAACACGAAGTTCCTGAAGAAGTATTAACTAAAATGCGTGAGCGTTTTGAAATAAAATTATGATGAAATTTGATAAATTAATGACAAGTGGTACGGTGTGGATTACATCTGACACACACTACCATCACAAAAACATTTGTCGTGGAGTTACAAACTGGCGAACACAAGGAGGTGATGTTCCGGTAAACTCAA